AAGTTCTATTACATGAAAGAGACCATGCCTTTGTTTTGGGATACGGCAAACACCATCTACAACAAACTCGTTGTGGACGTTGGCCTGCAGCCCGGCCCTAACATCAATGACGTCAGTGAACGTAACCGAGACGGTTTCGACAGTGCTGACGTGGATGCGGCGAGAGCTCTATTGCCTGACACCTTAACAGGTGGTGGTAATACGAACGGTGGCCGTGTGGGTGTTGACTTAAGGGCAGTCGCCTCTAAGTCTCAACGCATCGCTATGGATCAAAGAAAAAGGATCCATAACCTGTCCAAAGAAGGTGGCAAGACCCCCGGTGGTTGGAAAGACCATGCGGTCTCCATCTACACCTCTGCTCGTGACACTAACCAAATACAGGCAGAGAACAGTGCAAAGTTGAATGCCGATGTATCGACTAACGAGTCGTACATGAAAGCCTTCCTGGGTCGTAACAAAGGTAAGGAAGTACCCAAGAGCTGGGATGAAATTGAAAACAAGGCAAAGGCCTCAGCAGAGAGAGCGGAAGACAGAGATCCCGATGCAACCTTTGTAGAAGGGAAAGATGGTGAAGGTACCATTAAACGTGCCAAACAAAAGTCTTCTTTTCTGGATTTCCTCTTGGCAGAGATGGCCGATGGTTCACGATTCATTAACCTAGCTGTTAACTCAGAAGAGTACAGTGAATCCTTCTCTAACGAGATCGGCACGTCCACCATCGTCGAGACCCTAAAGGGCATGACCAAAGGGGCCAGAGACCTACGCTTTGCCATTGCTGAAGGTAATGCATTGGGCGGCGTTGTGGACTCAGCCAAGAAGGTCGTTACTGATGCCCTCCACGGTGCCAGTTCACAGGTCGGCCTTAACATCGTTTCTTCTTTGATGGGCAATGCCTTTGTAGACGCACCTGATCGGTGGGAAGACTCTTCTGCGGACTTTGGTAAGTATTCTTTCAAGATCCGCTTACAAGACCCCTATGGTAGCAAGCTCTACAAAGTACTCCATACCTTCCCGGTACTGTCTGTTCTTTTGGCTATGAGCCTACCTCGCTCTACGGGTAAGCACTCCTATGGACCTCCCTTTATTGGTCGGTTCTTCTCAAAGGGTCGCTTTAATATCCGCTTAGGCATGGTAGAGTCTTTGAGCATCACGCGTGCTGTGGACAATGTCGGGTGGACGGTCAACGATATGCCAAATGGTTACGACATTGACATCTCCATTGTCTCACTGGACAAGATCATGCACATGCCGATGTCTCAGAACTTTGGTATCCTCGGTGAGAACAACAGCTTAGGTGCGTTCTTTGAGTACTTTGATGAACCTACTGCGTTCAACGATTACCTGGGTACGCTTGCATCCTTGAGTCTCTACGACACTCTTTACCTGATGCCCAAGTTTTCAAGGGCATGGCGACAGGGTATGACGAAGATTGATAACTGGAGCTCCAAGGCACGTTTTGCACAGATCGTCAACTCGACGATGCCTGGACAAATACTGGCCGTGGCTGCAGCCGATGCCGTAGTACCGCAGTAAGAAAAAAAAAGCATATAACCGTACCCCTATCCACCACGGATAGGGGTACGGAGTATGTGCCTTAAATGTAGGCATAGGGATACCAGCGCAATGCGACAGTTTCCCATTGTTCGACAGTGACCTTACGGTCGAATTGGATCACGGCATTCCTCTGTGTACGCTCATCCAACAAGAACGCTTCTCTGGCGTCCTTAGAGGCGAAGTCAAAGAGGTTAAGTGAATTGACCATACCGTCGTCGTGTGGACTGGCTGGAACGTCTGAGCCTTTACGATACACCTTGTCCCACTTGGAGTCGATGCTGTACAGAGAATCCACAAACGCCTTTGCCTGCTGTTTCTTGTTGGGGTACTCTTCGTCGTACACAGCAATCTCAACGACCTCTGCTACGACATTCGCTTCCCCTTCATCGAGACCAAAGAACCCAGCAGCTGCCTCAATGAGGTCTCTCTCCGGTTTCTCTACTTCGGTCACAACAGGCTCTTGACTGAAACGAAACCCACTGATGAGTTGTATAACAGTAGGACGTCTTTTCGATTCAAAGCGTTCACCGATGATATCGATGAGGGCTTCTGCTACCCCACCTAGACCATACTCAGCAGCAAGCTCTACCACTTCGTCTAAGACGAAGTCACGTAGGTCCTCTGCGATTTGAGTGTCGGCAATAACACCAAGCAACCCTTTAGGATTCTTATCCATCAATTTCTTGACGTTCAAGAGACCCACGGCAGCAGCGACAGTGATGTCCACACCATTGCCGTTAACCAGATCGCCCAGTTCAAAGTCACCACCTTGACCGAGCTTCTTGGTTAGGTCACCTGTCTTACTGACCAAAAAGTCTAAATCAGCACCTTCCAGTTGTCCGACGTCTCCACCCGGTAAAGAGCCTGTGACTCGACGCAGAGATACGCCCACATCAGAGAGGCTGTTACTCTTCATTACGTCAGAGAGTTTGGCGTCTCCAGGCAGATCATCCTTGACTTCTCTCAATCCTTCCAGAACGGTTTTCCCTTCCCGCTCCATCTTGTTCTTGAACTCACTGTCGACTGACGATGCCTTGACTTTGTTTGCTGGAATGCCAGCGGCTAACAAAGTAGGACTGAGTTTCGATTCGTTCGTATCTTTGTTGACTTCTTTGAGCGCACTGGCATCGTACGCATCTTCAACCGATAACGAATCGTCAGGTCCTGTGATGAAGGTACCTTTCTTGATGTTCTTAGCCATAGCTACACCCAAAAAAAAAATAAGGAGGGCCACAGTGGGCCCTCATGAAGTTAGTGCTTTACTTCCCAGAGGTTAGGAGGCATATAGTAGTTATTGGCCCGAGTCATCATGTCCAAACTCTCGGTGAGGTACATGAGGTCACCCTCGGCAAACCAAATGGGCTCCTCAACGTTGCATAAGAGGTACAGCCAATCCGTTTCTTTATAACTACATCCATCGGGAACACCAAAGCCAACGGGGGTAGCACGAATGTATAAATCATTCGGATAATACTCCACGTCTGTGATCTCAGTACTGCGACAGACTTCGTACACCGTCATGGGGAGACGACGACCGTCTAAGTCAGAGTCACGAACCTCTACTTTGGTGCATACGAATGGCACTGAAGGTTTTTCATTTGTCGGTTCCATACTACGGACCCCTTTTTTATGTTAACTCAAGGAAACTCCCACAAGGAGTTATCTGAAACCCCTGTATGGGGCCTTCAGGTAAGATGAAGTCATCATCCACCTCCTTGAAGTCAAGGTCCAATTCAGGATCCATCACAACCAGTTTCTCGTCGATCCCCTTTTCAGTGAGGGCGAGTACTTCGTTGTTTATGGAGTACACCCGAACGTTGGTCTCTTTAGGGAGAACAACTGATGGACATACCGGCTGGCCGTTATCAGAATAACGGAAGATCAACTCTTGCCCTTGGACAAAGGCGCGACATGCGCGCCTGCCTACATTGAACAGAGCTTGATTTAGCGTGCTTGGAAAATCCATTATAACACCTTTTCTAAAGATTCATTTTCATCGTGACATTTACTGCGTCACCCTTTGTTGTTTTAAGGCCAATGGTCATTTTGAAATAATTGACCTTTAGGATGCGCAGACCGTTAATGAATGCTTTCCATGAAAGTTCTTCTCGTGAAAGACGTTTCTGGATTCTGGCACGAACCGAACTTTTGGTTTGGTTCTCCAGAAGACCCCGGCTTTTTAACTCATCCAGTTCAAGCTGAACGTACTCTGTCAAATATTGAGAAAAGGTACTTTTCCCCAGAGGTTCATCTTTCTTACTGGTAGCAGTCATGCCGGAAGCAATGTCTTTCCAAGCCCTGGATAAGGTAGAGGTAGACATTGCCAAAGCAGAAGAGTTAACAGCAATGTTCTTGCGTTTTAACTCTTTGAGTGTGGTGAGGTATTGTGGAGGTACCTCATACACCTCTTCACTTTCACCACATTTTCTATACATGATAAAAGTGATAGACACTTCCTCCCTATTCAAAGAAAGGAGACCTTTGATAAAGGTAGCCCAGGTAATTTCCTCCTCACAGAGGGCCTGCACCAGGTTACCTTTAATGTTTGGAGCTTCTTTTTCACCACTCCCGCCGCCTTTGGAAAGTGTCATAGAGTAGTTGTCTATGAGCGCCTCCCATTGGTTACGGGGCAGTTTCAAGTAGCTCAGTATCAGCCTCCAGGTTCGCCCGAGGCCGCGGCCTTCTACCACGACTTCGGGGTCTCCTGATATTAACTCATTCACTGAACAAGACATAGGTCACTCCCCAGCCTTACATCAATAACGCCGTTTACCATCGGAGCCTCATTAATAAGCTCCAGGATGTTAGTGGGGAGGATACCACGTGGTGAACGGATCATCACGGGCAAGGCTTTCAGTGCCGCAAAGAAGCCCAAGCGCTCCTCCATTTTGGCACGCTTACGAACAGCGTTGGTACGTCTTGCTGTCGTAAGGTCGATGGCATACCGCATACCGTCGTACTCGACCAGGTAGTCAATACCCAGTCGGTCGAGGTACATGGTAGCGCTGGCGTCGTCAGGCAGACGCTTATTAATCTCTACCCAAAGTTGGGGCAGAAAGTCTTTGGCCACCCTCTCAATGTCCTCCTTTTCAAGAGGAACAAGATAGTTCTGGAAAATTCCATAACCGGAGATTTCCAAAGCGGCAGCCTTCTTTACATGACAAGTATATTCCTGCATGGTAGGCTCCTTCCCCCAACTGGGTGTGTTGGGGGTTAGTTTCGTTTTTTAAAGGTGCCAAACGAGTAGAGACACTCTAAGAGCGCACACAAGTCTGACGTCAACCAGCGGACTCTCCGGCCCACTGATGTTTCTTCCGCTCCTTCTACTTTTCTTAAGTGGAAGATAGGGTATGGTTCGTTAGTGATCGCATAATGGACCTCATCGAAGAGCACGCCGACATCGCGGAATTCACCTGTACTTTTGTTACGACCAATCCAAGTACGCACAGGCACTTCTTTCTTGGATGGGTGGTGGGATTGCCATTGATCGACCTGGTTGGAGAGGTCAGTCAATAGCTCACTGATCGAACCATAATACGTATAAACGGCGTATTCTTCTCCAGGCATTTCAAAGCCTGTTGGTTCTATCTTCTCGTATAATGCGAGCACTTTTTTGAATAATTCTACTTGGGACTTGGCGTCCCCAACAGAAGTATTCTCAGACGCTCTGAGAAGCTCTATGAGCTCTTTTCTTAAGAGAGAGGTACTTACCCACTCTCTTATCTTGTATAAGGACATATAGAGCCTCCTAGAGAGTTGCCATTGTCCATTCACATCTATGATATAGAATTTTAATCTCATGCAACACGGTGAAACCCATGTCTGACGAAAAACCCGTCACGCCTCGAAGGGAGTATACACCGGAAGAAGTCGAAAGCTTTGTTCAGTCAGTAGGTATGGAAATGCTTCAAAACGAAGTAGAGGGTGGCGCAAGGTTTACAAAAGAACTTGTGCCACTTATGTCCCAACTGACCAAGACTGCCCAGAAAGCCCAGGTGATTCAAGTCGAACGAGAAAGTTCCGAGAACATGCGTGATTTGGTGAAAGAGTACATCTCCATGAGAGAAAGTGGGGAGGTATCGCCAACCACCCCAAAGGCACAGACTCGTGAAAGACCAATCATCGAAGGGGAGCTTGAAGAATTCGATTTGCTGCCTGGTGAAACGTCCGTCGAGGAAGAAGAGCTCGACTCTGCCACATTCTTTGAAGATGAAGACAACTTGTCAAAATAAAGTCAATACCCCACTCTCCCATCAAAAGGAGAGTGGGGGCTTTATGCCGTCTATTACCATTCGTCAAAACCATCAACGGGTGCTCGTGCCTTTTCGGACACCTTGCTTCCCTCTTGCTTACTTTCCTCTTGCTCAGAAGCATAGTGGAGTAACACCTCCTCTAAAAAGTCGCTAGCGACGCTAAACTCTTTAAGGGGTAACATCTCCACAGGAAAGACGGAAGAGAAAATACTGCGGTTCTCACGAAACAGTTTATCGATGTCAACATTACCAGGGTCTGGCGTGGACAGTTTAAACGGGTAAACGAACCGAGTCTTTGGGATGGGGTTTTTAGGCAAGTCTTCTACATGGAAGCTAAGCCACCGGTTGAAGTCGTAGATAATGACCTGAGAGAACGGCTTGAGGGTAGCGGGTGTCATTTCCTCATGAGGAATAGAAACAAACTCAATAGACTCGACGGCATCGAATCGTTCAGAGAGTCCCACTAACAAAGCTTCCTTTTCTACCTCATCGTCAAAGGGATAAGGATAGAGGTTAACCACCATTTCATACTCGGGCCACACTGGACGAGACACTCTACCTGTCAATGCGGTTTCTGCCATACGCACCAAGGTAAGAAAACACCCCGTCATCTCGACACCATTTCGAAAGACTTCCATACCACGGCTCTCCCACTTTTCATCAAAGCGGGCTTGGTCTTCTTTGGTGGCTTTAGAACAGAAGTCTACCAGAAAGTCACTCTTACGAATTTCGTAGGAGTCAGGGTCAAACCCGATCTCATTTGGATCGGGCCAGAGTTCGCTGATGACGCTAAGGCGGGTGTCGAACAGACAATCGATGTCAACCAATAAAGGCTCGGCAATTCCCCCTTCCTTGGTCTGAAACTGATCATCACCCTTTACGGGTCGAGGGTTGTTTGTGGTCGACATAAATCATCTCCAGCAAATAGATGCCAATGAAGAAAGTTTCAGTGGCACTTTCAATACCGTCCAGCAACACAGGTGAGAGCGTTCCATTCCCTGAACTAAAGGGGTACTCAAAGTCAGGAGGCCCCAAAGGAGAGTCAAGAAAGACTTGTGCCTGTGCCACTAGGTCTCGAGACAACAAATCTAAAACGATTTGGTTAGGTAGGCCGGAAGCCTGACATACGTCGGAAAGAAACCTCTTTACCCGTAAGGTCTGTCCCTCTGGAAGGGCGTCTACGAAGTGTTGACGATAAGCTTCCTTTGCAACGATCTCCGGGACAGCCACCTCACTGGAAGAACCAAGACCGTAAAGACTGTCTTTCACAGAAGTAGGTAAGGTGGACAGGTGACGTTTTCCTGCCTCAATTATAATCTTACGGCATCGAACGTAATCGACAACGGGATCGCTCACTGGCGGGTGTTTTGCATTATCCATGGGTTACTCCACGTCTTGGTTTTTGGCGACGTTGTTGTCAAAGTGCATTGCAAAGAGATACGCCCCCAATGACTCCGTGGACCGTACCTGCGTGTCGTCCTCAAGGATGGGACCGAGACTGTACCCACCTGTTTCGGTAAGCGTCTTCTTCATCTTACGGTACGCATCGACGTCACCACCATTTACCTTCATGAGTTCGACCAAAGAGGCGCGCAGTCCTTTTGAGTCAGTCAAGAAGACTTCCGGTGCCGTCATAGTAGAGCCTTTAGACTCACTGGAGGGCTGACCAGTTCGTACGTCAATACGAGTATCGTCTTCACCGACAGAGATCTTGTCTTGTTGGTGTTGGATCTGGCGACGTACGGGGAGGTAGTAAATGGGGTGCTTCTTTTCACTCGGTGCTTCTTCACCCGTTTCTGGGTCAACAAAGATCACGTGTTCATGGGTAGACACACCCATCTCTTCCAAGGCATCGATCCAGGGTTCGAGATTACTGTCTTGATTACTGACGTTTTCTTCGAACATAGGGATGATGTCTTGCTCTTCTTTTACCCGGATCATGAGTTGTTCAAACTCTTTTTCCGACATGGCTTCGAGACGTTCCTTGACTTTTGCAATGCCATTGTTCTTGGGTGCCACACGTTTAAAGGACTTGACGATAAAATCGATCACCGACTGTTTGCTACTCATGTTTCTCTCCAGGGGCCGAAGGTGGGTCAGGAATAACGGCATCCAACCTGGGCAGATTGTAGATACCAGCATAATATGAAATCAGCTGGACGAGGTGAACATTGACGTCGTGGATGGTATTGATTCCACGGTCTTCGCACTCACGGTAGTAGCGGGTAGTCTCCAGACCTGCTGCCTCAAACTGGTTGCCCCAGTAGCGAATCAACCACGCTACCTGTTTGGACTCAGGCATTTGGTCAATTTGGTCCGCTATACCGGGCCGGGTGTTGAGGTGTTCACGAAAGCGATCCACTGCCAGTGAATCGGAGGACATAGCGAGAGTCGTTCGACACTCACCGATGGCCGTGATGATATTGGGTTCGGGCACTTTATGGTTCATTTTTGTCTGATTCCTGTTCTTTGCTGCCGTCTACGACAGTCTTGAAAAAAGATTTGATGCTCTCCCAGTACCGCACCTTTGCTGTGCGAAGGGCTAGGTCTACGAGCACCATGAGAGTGATGAAGGCGGATATCGCAAAGACGACCGTTAATACCGTTTCGTCACATTGGACAATACACAGAGGGTCCATAATACCTCCATTTATGCAGCGGCCTTTTGACGACGCTTTACTTCTTTGTCGTACCAAGGCAATTTCAATTCACCGGCGTGCACCGCCAGCAGGTCCATGATGGTCATTCTCGGAAGCAAGTCTTTCTCATCCTCCATGTAAGTCCACCATTCGCGAGTATCCAGAAGGATGTCCCAGTCATAACCTTTATCGATCATGCTCTGGTAGAGTTCCGCTGGCGTCACCACGTATCTTTCCTCCATGCGCCACAGTTGCTGTATCTGTGCGAGGTCAGCCGTTAACTTAACCGCTTGGCACAGTTTTGGATCATCATCGAGCAGCTGTCGTATGGTAGTACGCTTGAGGTTTTGGTGAGGGTACAACTCCATGAAAAAGTTCTGGTCGTTACCACCGACACCGTAATTACCCCTCAAGGCTTTGACATAGTGGAACTCGGTCAAAGAAGGCAACAGTCCTTCTGACTGGGAAACGATGAATTCGTAGCGAAAGCCAGAGACGCCGTTTTTGTTACGGGTCTGTACGGTACTGACGACCATCAAGTCAACGGTATCCTTGTCTCGGTCAGCATCGTACTTGGGGTATTTGGCGGACTTGTCACTGGAACTGTTGACCAGTGGCTTGGCGTCAAAGATTTCCCAGTAGTTGTTGTTCAGGTACTCTGTCTTGCCGGGCAGACCTTTTGGAGATATGCCGCGCTTTGAGTAAGACAGTGCGGGTGCTACCGGTTCGTATTTCTCGATCTGGATGGTCTTGCCTACATGACCTGTCATTGAGTAAGCCATGTGACCTACGGAAGCGAGGTAACCCATTTGGCGCACCATTTGAGTCTTCGCGTTACCATCCTTCATATAGACCGTTTGGCTCGAACCTTGGCCTACGTTGTTCTTGTCGACCACACTGTCCTCGACAGACTTGGTCTTTGTCTCAGACATTGAGTCAAAGAAGACAAAGAGACGGGGAACCTCTTTAATGAACTCACCGTTCTTGCCGGGGAAGGGCATGGTCTTCTTTTTGTTGTCCCTGAGCTTTTGTCTTTCCTTCGCCAACCGTTTAGTGGCCTCGAAGTAATCGTCACCCATCATTTGATACTGGTGGGTCACTTGGATCAAGTCCGTGTGATCCTCGTCAAAGATTTCTTTTGACAAACGAGCAAACCGTTTCTTTGCTCGATTCAGACGAGAGTATTTAAACGACTCCTCTGAATCAAAGAAGAGAAGACCTGTTCCCAGATATCGTTCCAGAATGGTCATATGGAACATCATAAGGATAGCAGTCTTAAATGAGTTCTGAGGGCCGATGATGGTGTTGGTGACACCCATCCCTGCATCAAGCACATAAGTGCCGTCAGGCATTTGATAGAACTCACCACAGGGTATATCGGTGAGACAACCCAGGTTATACTGAGGTCGAGAGGTAGGTGCAACGGGAGCGGTTTCAAGTAACATGACTTCTCCTAGGAATCCTATAACAATTGACCATCCGACGTGATGGTATGTCGTATTTTTTACTGGCTTATAGTAACAGCCACGAACTTATTTTGTTGATAAAAGGTGAAACCATGTCCACAAATGCACAAAACTTAAACCCCTTTCGTCCACAGGGGTCGGTATTGGTCTATGCCGGAGAGGGCATGGGTGATTTATTCCAGGCCCTGACGTTCGTTGAGAAGAACCCTTTCCGGAAACAGACCGTGAGTCAGTATCTCTCTGAGCTCGTCAAAGGCAGTACCCCTACGGTGACCAACAAGAAGGTATTGCGTCTTCTGGAGGAAGCGCCTGAAAGCGCACTCAAGAACATGGAACCCCTTCGTCGTCCTCCCTACTTGGTAGGTGGCATGGCAGGTTACGTAACTCTGCTCAACGAGCACTACACAGACATGCACCGGCAGCTGGACCGGTACCTCAAGCCAGTGACTGATTGGTTCGCCAATGCAATGGCCCACAGTGGTGAAGCCAAGCTGATGCCCTACCCGAAGATCGAGCGCCCTGAAATGGATGCATACAAGGAAGCCTTCCAAGCCTTGTTCGACACCGACGATAACCCCAACCGGGACAATGGCCTGACCACTGACTTCTTGAAACTCTATCCGTTGAAGAAGCAGTTTGTGGCCACCGGAGAGCAGCTCCACTTGCTCGATGACAAAATCCAAGAATTCGACCACCGTCGTTTCGAAAAGATGGAGGCTCGTCTTCTGGAGTTGGTGATCGCCTATCAAGACAACAGCGAAGAGATCGAGATCGATCGCAAGGACAAAGCTCAGCTGGCGGAAGACCTTTACCAGATGGGTGAATGCATGGAGTACTTCGCTGCGATTGTCTACGAAGCCACTCGTGCCGGCAATCTTTTCACAGACCACCAAGGCCTGTTGGAAAAAGAGCTGTAAGACATCCCACCCCACGTAAGGACTAAGAGGAAACCCTCATGAAGAAATACATCAAAGCCTTTGGGGTCATCCATGAATTTGCCAACAATGGCTTTTCTTCGGTTGCCGCCAGAGGTGAACTGTCCGAAATATCGAAAACCTATTCGTCCAATGTCCGTACCTTCGATGACGGTGCAGCGGTTGACGTTGGTCAGGTTAAGGTGTTCTCCGCCAAACAAGACGATGGTGCTGAGCTCTCCGATACGGATCTACAGAACCAATCGACGGAACTGCTCGATGCACTCTCTGCGGTCGCTACCTTCACTGACGGTGACACAGGCCTGAATCAACTCGAGTCCACGTACACGGCCCCCACCTACGACAACGTAGATGCAGGTCAGGACGCGCTGATGGCAGGGGACCAACACATCCCTTCCTTCATTACGTTTGAGTACACCTCAGGCACCGACGACTATGTCGTCACGATCTGGTTCTCCAACAGTGCATTCGAGTCAGAGTACGATGAGTGGGAGATTCGGGTTATACCTCCGATCACTCCCATCGACAACATGTACGGAAAGACACTGGCTCAAATGAACAGCTCTGTGGTCCCGACGTTTAACTTGGCCACCCAGGTTAATTCTGTCGCCTCAGTAGAGAACGGGTCGCCCAGTACCTACACCGAAGTCTTTAACTTGCTGTGGCAAGAAGAAGGCACGCCTAACAATACCCTGCCTACGCAATGGGTGTTAGTGGGCTATGGTCCTCAAGCGTCGACGTACCTCAACAAGCTTCAAGCATTGCGTGAGTACTTTGAGGCAAATTCGACGTACGCCGTTATTGAGGCAGAATGGTTGGAACATTTTCCTGACTTATTGACCTCAAACGAGTTTGTGGTGATTCCTTTGTACGATCGCCCTGCGGTGCAAGCCAATGGGACACTGCCTTCGCGCATGAACCCCACCATCGACCCGAACTCTATTCTCGATGAGATCGATACGCTTTATTCTGGTGGAGGCTTAGACCTGAACGCCATTAAGGGACGTACTCAAATCTCTACGATGGCTTACAAAGGCTATGCGTTCTTGGTCATCGGTGGCGACACCAATACCTCTGGCGATGAGACTTGGCTCTCTGCGTTTCCTGACTACACCACGGTGGGTTACGCTAACATGTCTGAACTCGCTCAGCCCACGCAAGACGCGATCAATGCTGTGGAGGAACTCATCCGCAACGCTGAGACTGACACAGGCAGCGGCTCTACGCCCGTACCGAGTCAGACGCGGGAGACCATCCCGGGTACTTCCATGCAAGCATTGGTAACGAGTGTGAACACATTGACCATGAAAGTGGTAACGAAGTTGTCCTATGACAACATCTACGGTAACTAATTAATGGGAGGGAAAACGTATGGCTGATTTTCAGGACAACACCCCTCCGATTAACGCCACGGGACAATATGGTGTCCGGTCTGAATTTGATCCGGTCCATACCCCGGGTGCGGTGTACCGTGCCGAGTCGATCCTGGGCTTCCATGATCTCGAAGAACGAGACATTGATGTCTATAAGCGCTATTACCAACCTCGTGGTATTGCGTACGGCAATGAATCGACTCCCGGCAGTTATCTCGGAGATAGGCTCAATGGTATTAATATCGTTGTCCTTATTTCCGATAACCAACCGACCATTTACATTCCAAGTAGTTACATTACGTCCTTTCCCACCGCGACCACAGTGCCTTACTCAAGGCATATCATTTCGGTGGACCTAGGACTGCTACCAGATGGAATCAATCTGTCTGAGAGCATGGATATAATGTTATCGAAAGTGGCTGAAGTGGTCGGCGTCTTACCCTCTGATGGCAGTGGAGGTGGTGTGGCTACCGCTGAACTCCATACCATTTCACTGGAAGGAGGGATTGACTTCTCGGATCACGAGATGTTGGAACAGAACCGTGCTCAGCGCATCGAGGATAGTGGGAGCGAGGCTCTGCTCGCTGCGTTGAAGCGTCAACAGGAACAGATACAGTCCTTACAGACGCGTAACCAAGACTTGGTCACGGTGATTCAGGATCTCCAGTCCGGGCCATAGACCGCATACTACCTCCCTGTCCTCCTACGCGGGAGGACAGGGAGGGTATGTTTTTTTTTTACACGGGTGGATGCGATGCACTGCCAGCCACGATGCTACCTGTGGTGATTTGCTGGAACGTCACTACGGGTATGATGGCTTGTGGTGTCTCAAGCGTACCAGAACTTGACATAGAGGCCGTAGGTGCACCACCTGGGACACCAATCGAGAAGGCCGGGAACAGAGCAGGCATCAACCCAGAGGTGGTACCTGTCACCATCACATTACCATCGAGCAGTATGTCAGGTGCTTTCACTGTCGCTTTCTGGCCTGCCGTCATCGAATAGACCTTGGTGTTCATGTCGATGCTAGACGTCGCCTCGAGCTTGTACTCATTAGTGTTAAAACCAATGCTGTCGGTCGCAGTTGCTAACCACTTCTTGGTCTTAAAGGTAATGGACTCCTTGGCATTGGCAAACCACTTCTTGGTCTTAAAGTTGATTTCAGACAGTGCTTCGAGGTTAAAGTAATCCGTCAGAATGTTAATGGTGTCTTTCGCATAAGCATTGATGTGAGTTCTATCCATTTCAATCATGGTCTTGTCGGCGTTAATGAACCGAAAGAGAGTATTGACGGAATCAAAGAACCACGTGTTTTCCTTTTCATCTTCCAGAGTAAAGGTGCCTTTACCTGTATCAAACTGACCAAAGAAACGGGATGCTTCTTTATTGATCATTGAGGTAGAAAAGGTAACGAGTTTTTGGTGAGTGCTCACCTCCAGGAAATAGCTGTTTGAAGCATCCGGTCTTTCCTGGTCTTCGTTAGAAGGGTTTGCACTGACGGCCAAGATAACCGTCTCCAGACGCCGTAGGTTTTGATCTAAGCCCATTGGACGCCAATAGTAGATGGGGCTGTCACCGGATTGGTAAATCTCTAAGCGCTCACCTCGACGGATGTCAGGCGGCTTCAGAGACCGTCCTTGAGGTAACCACTGTGCGGTAATGGTCGCACCGACACGTACCTTGTCATTATACGGTCGGTTTAAGTGATCCACGCCACGGGTGTTGAGTACGAGGGTGGCAGGGGTGATGTCTCCGTCCATAGTAGGGAACAATTCATGGGGCCATACTTGGAGAGTACCGTTGCCTTGCTCGAGGTTCTCAGCAGCATAGGCGACAAAAATAGGTCTAAAAATGGACATGTTCATAGGAAAAGCCTTTATCACGTTTTCAGTATAGATGATTGGAGACAACAGTAATTCATAAAAGGGATGGATTTTCTATAACACTTTACCAAAGAAGGCTGTCTTATGAAGCTCGAATACATACGAATAAGAGGGTGCCGTTGGTTTACGTTGGCGAACATTAATGAAGTGGAGATTGAATTCACTGCGTTACTGCAATTGGTGCTGGGTTCAAATGGCTCAGGTAAAACGACCTTGCTTCGTCAATCCTCACCCTATCCACCCGATAGAAAAGACTTCCAAGAAGAAGGCGAACGCCAACAAGTCTTTGAGAAGGATGGTGAACGATACACCTTGACTACGACATTCAAGGGAGGTTCTACCCACCATTCATTTCTTCATGGAGATGAGGAACTTAACCGCGGTCGAACAGGGCGTGTCCAAGCGGCCCTTGTGGCAGAACATTTAGGAGTGACCAAGGAAGTCCATCAACTCCTTATGCGCCAGACCCGCTTTACGGACATGACTCCCCGTACGGCATTGGCTTACCTGACATCAGTTACTGGTGCTGACGTGGACTATGCCCTTAAGGTGTACCAAAATATCTCAAAGGACTTGAGAGACGTACAAGGTACGCTGAACCACTTGAAGAACAAGCTGTCGGACTCAGAGAAAGAATTGAAATCCAGCGCCCCGTCAAAAGAAGACGAAGAGCGTATGACTTTACTCTCTGACCGACTCACTCAGTTGTCTCCTTTTACAACGGCTCAGACGAATGTCACCAAAGAATCGTTAGAAGAGGCCATAAACGACTCTGAGAAGCGCTTAGCGGTCGCACAGAAGGCGGCCTATGGCCTAAATGCCCCTTACTACGGCTTCGGTAATTACGACGCTCTCGTGAGCACTCAGGAAGCCGTAGCAAAAAGGCTGGTAGAAATCGATGCACAGACGGTTTCCCTTTATAAGCAGGTCGAAGAGGTGCACGGTCAGCTGAATCGCTTTCGTGACGCCCCTGAGTCGTACGACCCGAACCTGATTCGTGAACAGGTGGATTTCTTACAAAGTGAGATTAACCGCACGCCTGCCCCTCGTTTAAACTTAGAGCGAGTGGACTCGAACACACCTGAACGACTCAAGTCCCTCCAGTCCAAGATCAACAGCTTTGCCAGTGAACTCTCCATTGAGAAGGTCTTTACTCCTCAGGAAAGTGAAGCACTGAATCAAAGATGGGCGAACGAGAACCATCGCCTTAGTCAATTGTCTTCTGCACTCAAAGACGTACAGCGTCGTTTAGAGTATGCTAAGGAGCAAGAGGCAGAGAGCATTCGCTGTAAAGAGTGTGGGACGATTAACTATCCTGCAGAACAATTCTCCCCTAGCCTGTTGCGGGAGTTAAAGGTAAAGGAAGAAAAGGCACGACAAGACCTCGATAAGGCGCAGGCTGACATGGAGCAGTTAAAGAAGTCCATGACAGAGTTGCACCAATACAACCGAGCCGTAGGTCTTTTAAGACAACCCCTGTCTCCTTATGGTGACATACTGGGTGTGCTGGGTTTCCAGTTCAACGACATCCTTAAATCGCCAGGCGCGGTGGTTAACAGCATCCAGTTTGAACAAAAAGAAGTGCACGCCTATCTCGACATCCAAGAAAAGGAAAAGAAGATAGCGCAGCATAACGAGGAATTGATGTTGCTTGAGAAAGCGGACATCCCAAGGATCACAGAACGTGAGAAAGCTTTGGCGCTGGAAGTCGAATCATTGCGAGATGAGAAAAAGGTACTAGAGGAACGTCAGCGTTACCTTAAGTCACTGTGCACCCGCTATGATCGACTCATGTCCATCTTGGATGAAGTAGAAAAGCTCCAAGAGAAAAAGAGCCAACACCAAAGGCAGTTACTTGAGGTTAATCTCGCCCAGCTGTGTAAGGAAGAGTCTTTGGAACTCAACACAGCGTTGGGGGAGTTGACTGTACGGGTACGTGACCACGAGCATCGTGTTCGTATGCACGATGAGCTCTTGGCGGATCTAGAGGCCACCAAGGAACGTCAGAAAGCATTGAAACTCCTAGAGACAGAACTGTCTCCGACCAGCGGTGTCATTGGGGATTACATGAATGCAGTCGTTCGTCCTTTTGTAGATGCAGCCAATGGTGTCCTCGCTGAGATCTTTGATTACGACTTGGCGGTGGGGATGAAAGACCCAGGTGAAGACATGGAGTATCGCTTTACACTCATTGTCGATGGCGATCCCGTGGGAGACATCACCAAAGGGTCCTCTGGTCAAAGAGACGTGATCGATCTCGCGTTTACTCTGGTGACCATGAAGTACATGCACCTCGACGAATACCCGCTCTTTTGTGATGAGATCGGTAGCACCTTTGATGATGCACACCGAGCTAACCTCATTCGCTTTTTGAAATCGTTGATTGAACAAAGGGAAGTCAGTCAGATCTTTATGATCTCCCACTTCTCTTCTTTACACGGGGGACTCGC